TATTTGGACTGCGAAGAAGCGATACATCCTCAACGTTCATAATAACGAAGGTGTTCAATACGCCGAGCCAAAGATCAAGATCATGGGGATTGAAGCTGTTAAGTCTTCTACACCTCAAGCATGCCGCAGTGCAATGAACGAAATGTTCAAGATCATTGTAACAGGAGATGAAAGAAAAACTCAACGCGCTATTGCTGATTTTAAAGCGCACTTTCAATCGCTATCTCCTGATCAGGTTGCATTTCCTAGAGGTGTAACAGATCTAAGTAAATGGAAATCAAAGGCTACTATATATAGTAAGGGTACTCCAATTCATGTCAGAGGTTCTTTACTATATAATAACCAACTCAAACTGAAAGGTCTTAATCGTAAGCATCAGGTTATTCAGAATGGTGATAAGATCAAGTTCTTATATATGCTTATGCCGAATCCTCTTCGTGAGAACGTAGTGGCATTCCCCGACTTTTTGCCTGATGAGCTAGAGCTCAATAAATACATCAATTATGATCTTCAATTCGAAAAATCATTCCTTGATCCAATCAATATTATACTCAACGCTATCGGTTGGTCAGCAGAACCTCAAGCAAATCTTCAGGAGTTTTTCTTTTAGGTTGTACAAAACCCGCAAAATAGGGTATAATAGATATTATGAGTAAAGACTGGTGTAAAGATATAAATGAAATGCATACTAAATTTGGTGTGCGAGATGCCGTTAAGAATTTTGATAGTGTAATGCTACGAACATTCTTACGTTTTAGATTAGACTTCCTCCACGAGGAACTGGGAGAAACTGAAACAGCTGCAGAATCTGGTAAGTCTTTTGATTCTGAAGAAGTTGTTGATGGATTGATTGACCTATGTGTTGTGGCAATTGGCACACTTGATGCTCTTGGTGTAGATCCATACAGAGCTTGGGACGAAGTGCATAAGGCAAACATGTCAAAGGAAGTTGGTATTAAAGAGGGTAGAGATAATCCTTTAGGGTTACCAGATTTGGTGAAGCCAGCTGGATGGCTTGCACCTGACCACAGCGGCAATCATGGAGATCTAGCTTAGCAATTATGTCTTACGCTCTTACAATCTACAGCAACATCTTCGACAATAAGACACATAAGTTGATGTCGTTCGACTCCCTTGAGAAGTTCGAAAAGTTGCTATATGATTTGTCTACACAACCAGGTTATAAGCCGAAGAAAGGTGAATTCAAAAAGGGTTCACCACTTATATCTCCAGCTGCGTATGTCAGCGGTGAAACGCGTAAGAACGTAAACGTAACAAAGTGGTCCAAATGGGCAGCGTTGGATGTCGATGAGTATGATACCTCATTTGAAGAAGCGATAAAAGTGTTCAAAGACCACTACTTTATTTGCTACTCATCGGCATCCTCGACAAAGGAGCATCCTAAGTTTAGAATCGTATTCCCGCTTACTGAAGCAGTTTCAGCAGATAAGATTCGTCACTTTTGGTTTGCTCTTAATACAGAGTTCAACTCCCTTGGCGATAAGCAAACAAAAGACTTAAGCAGAATGTATTATGTTCCTGCTCAGTATCCAAACGCATACAACTTCATTTTTACACATAAAGCTCCGCTACTTGATCCAACCGCTCTCATGCAGAAGCACGATTTTGTAGATGGATTTAAGAGCTCATTTGCTGATAAGCTTCCTGATCATATTCGTAAAGAGATACAAAAATATAGAGAAACTCGGTTAACAAATACATCTATTACATGGTCCTCATATTCAGATTGCCCATTCGTCAATAAGCAAATGGTTATTGAATATAAAACAATTGGTTCTACTGGTTGGTACTCAAAGATGTACTCTATTATGGTCTCTATTGCAGCTAACGCAATCAAACGCGGATATCCAATTTCTCCAGATGAAATTTCGAGACTGTGTACAGAGATCGATCAAGATACTGGTGGATGGTATAAGAGCAGACCATTAGTCCTTGAGGCTGCTAGAGCGATAGACTATGCGCTAAAAGCGTGACAATTTTGTGATTCTGGCACCCTTACTCAGGAGAAAGTCATATGTAACTGAATATCATAGGTATATTACTAGTGTACATTTGGTCCATATATGGTATAATTAATACTGTAACCAACCAATAGAGCTTATAAAAATTATGAAAACTACTAAAGAAATGACTACAGCTATAGATAACCTTTACGAAGTTATGAAAGCCAGCTATAATCGCTTTATGAAAGGTGATGATGATATTAGCGCTGAGATGCGAGAAGAATTCGCAGCCTCTGTCAGCCACGCAGTCGGTAACAAATACATCGCAATCAGGACAGGTGGCGGAGCTCACTCTTTCATCGTTAATACCGATAAAGATAAGAAATTCGCGTATGGTGATATTCTTAAAGCCGCAGGTCATAAAGCACCAGCTCGAAACTTTGCCCGCGGAAACATCTTTGTCAATGAAGATCTTACTAAGATTGCATGGACTGGAGCATAATAGACTACTAACATTAACGATCAACCTCAACTAATCTCAAATTAATATGATGTACAAAATTCATCTAATAGTTTATAATAATATATTATGCAAAATCTAGTTAAAGATATACGTAAAACATTCGTACAGAAATTCCTCCATAACGAGTTTGTTACCGATAAAACAGGAGTAAAAACCATTGAAATTGTTGGTGCTTCATTCTTAGCGAATGAAGTTGCTATCTTTGGTACACCCGACCAGAATTACATCGATCGCGAAATCCAGTGGTATGAATCGCAATCGTGCAATGTGAATGATCTTGTTCCAACTCCAAAGATTTGGCAAGAAATATCAGATAAAGATGGTATGATTCATTCAAACTATGGTTATCTAATATTCAGTGCTGAAAATAAACATCAGTACAAGCGCTGCCGCGAGCATCTCTCTTTGGATCAAAATACTCGCCGTGCTGTAATGATCTATACACGACCAACTATACATACTGAATATAATCTCAATGGTATGTCTGACTTCATCTGTACGAATGCTGTTCAGTATCTTATTCGCGATAATGCACTTCATGCTATTGTTCAAATGCGATCTAACGATGTTGTCTTTGGCTATCGTAATGATTCAGCATGGCAAGAGTATGTACTTAACAAGTTGGCTAATGATCTTGGTATTCCACCAGGTGGCATAACTTGGCAGGTCGGTTCTCTCCACGTATACGAGCGCCATTTTAAGTTTATTGAAGATTATATCGATAATCAAAAGAATAACCTTGATAAACTTAAGACTCTCGCTAATGAAGCTCATCGCGACTATAACCAAGCGGTAAGAGAATTTTACAGTTAATATGAAATTCAACGCAGCTGACTTAAACGCTTCTTTCTCGAGCTAATATGATTGAAAAAATTGCAGAAATAATTAATAACCACACATATGTGGTAGATGAGTGGTTGCTCAATAGACTCGACGAAGAGGCGAAGAAACCAGCATATAGCAGTCGTGAAAATGTAGATGCTCTTGCTCTTGAGATAACGGCTAAACACATTGGTCTAATGAAAACTTTAGACAAAGTAGAGAAAGAAGCCTATCAATGGAGACATGATTGGGCATTTACAGATGAAGTATTAATTGATTTGAAACGAAAGCCAAGTCAATACTCTAATGTATCTCTAACTGGAATATTGAAAATGGTTGATTCATATAATCGCAATCAGCTTACTCATATTGTAGCATTCTCTCAAAACATAGAACACGACTATAAGATTGGACAAGAGTTGACATTTAAGTTTGAAGGAATGCTTCCATTAAAAGAGGCTATTAAAACCGCGTTTAAAACTTCTAAAGGTTACAGTCTTCTAAACGTTAATCATTTACAACACGTATAAATTATAGTATAATATTAGTATGAAAGAATCAATTAAAGTATTACAAGAATGCGCTGAGCTTCAAACATCGAAGGGCAACGATTACCAAAACCCGAATAGCCGTATTCGCCAAGCAGATTATTATCCGCGTGGTATATCAACGATTATCGACATCGTTCACGCGAAGGTGCTACGGATGCAGTCTGTGCTTGAAGCAATGGAAAACGATCCAAACTATAATCCAAACTTTGAGTCTCTCGAAGATTCATCAAAAGATTTGATTAATTATGGTTCGTTCATCGTTGCTTATATGCGAGGAGGAATGGATGGTCAAGATCCTGAACGTGACTTCCTTAATCGCAAAGAACAGATTGCTGATGACAACAAATAAATGGCATAAGCGATATATCGAGTTGGCTCGTACTATTGCCCAATGGTCCAAAGATCCTTCAACTCAGTGTGGTGCAGTGATCATCGGAAAATTTGGTCAAGTACTATCTCAAGGATATAACGGCTTTGCCCGTGGAATGAGTGATGATGAAGAACTCTATAATAATCGCGAATCGAAGTATAGTCGCATTGTCCACGCTGAGATGAATGCAATCTATAACGCTTCTCGCTCTGGCGTATCTCTTGCAGGAGCTACAGCATATATACATGGACTTCCGTGTTGTCACGAATGCGCTAAAGCAATGATTCAAGTTGGCATTAAAGAAGTTGTTATGGGCACATCAAATAATATACGTTGGAATGAATCATGCGGAACAGCAACTGACTTTCTAAATGAAGCCAATGTAAAAATCACCTATATATAATACATGGTTAAAACAACAAAATATTATGATGAGTTCATTCGGTACTTTCATTTAGCTAAAGACCAACAAGAGAAATCAAACTTAGGTCATATACCGCATAAGGATTCTCAGCTTGGAGATCCTCTTATGGAGAACATTGAGCTCTATGATGTTGTTGAAAGGAAGTTCGCTGGCTTCAGTCAGATCGTGAATGATTGCTTCTATGGTTGGTCAGAAGATCATCCATACTGGTCAAGAATGGAAGCTGGTCTTTATACACATCAACGAAAAGAAGTAGCAGCGAATTGGAGTAATAAGAGAGACACATTCGGACTTTCTGAATGGCTCTATCTCTTCATTCTCCATCGTGTATGTGGTTCAGCTATTAACTATGCAACGAAACCAAGCGGCTATCATAACACTCTTTTGTTTGATCTATGGCAATCTGATACAATCGAAGAAATGTGTGAACAAGTGAAGTCTACTAAAAAGACATTTTACACTTCAGTTGGTTATCAGTTTCCAGCATTTCCAAAACCACCAAAGCCTCAAGTAGAATCGGCTCCATTGTTTGGTATCGAAGGTGATTATGTATACAAGCGTGGAGGAGATTACTTCCTATGCGAGTATGCACCACGTTTGGCTCGTGACTTAGCATCTTTCTTAGAGAAAGGCGGTAAACGCAATCTCCGAGAAATTGGTGAATGGATGTTTAAATGGAACCAAACGAATGGCCTAAGAGTATACCGTTTTCAATATGCGGCAATCATTGCAGACGTTGCTGATTGGTTTCCGCAATTTGTCAATCTTGAGTCAATGTTCTATTATGGAACAAATGCTGTTGAGTGCATTGGTTATTTGGCAGACACGCCTAATGGTAAGGGTAAGAAGTCAGAAGAGTTCTTAGATGCCGTGATGATGAAAATCTATGAAGATACTGGATCAGTGCCGTATAACGCAGAAGATGTTGCATGCGACTTCATTCGTTGGATTGAAAACTATGTCCGTCCTGGAGCCGATTATGCAGATGTAAATATGGATACATTATGGAATTCATCGAGCATTAAAGATCATCCATATGGAAGACAAAAAGCTATGTTAGATTTTGGTTTAATCAAAACTTTCAATGGTATTAAGAATCACCCTTCAGATGATACTATTCTAAAACAAGCAGGAATGACAGTCGAACAATACAAAGAAAAATGCAAAACACTATAGAAGATTTCATCGATGATAGCAGCACTAATAAGATTATCTATCCAAATTCGTCTGAACCAATCTTAAAGAAAGGCAAGCCGACTAATTGTCTATTAGAAAACTACTCTCTCGAAGAACGATTTCAAAAGTTCTTTGAGTTCTGTAGAGCATACGATGTAAGAGAAGAACCTCTACTTAAAGCAAATCCACAACAGTTCTCTCATCGATTACACTGGGATGAAATGCCGTATGTAGATGAGATGAAGGACGAGAAAGATCTCAAGACGCTTTTGCATCACACTATTGTATGGTCATTCAGTAACGAGCATTGGCTAACGTTTAGAGCATTGCGCGATCATGGTATCGAAGCTATGAAGACTCGGTTTGAAACTGAAAGGCATGCTCGCTCTGATCTTTTTCAGATCTACTATCCAAAGGGAACTATCGTACGAGATTGGTTGTGTGAAGTTCCTCAACAAATTGCAGAAGATTGCTATTCGATTCTAGAATCTGATAGGAGACTTACAATGATGGAGTTAGCATCTAAGTTAGAACGACACACTAAAGAGAAGTTTGGATTTCGTAATGTGATGTATCCGTTTAAGAATCTCTCTCGCCATATCGCAATGGCTCGTCCTGATTTGGTAGATCCAGAATCATGGGTTACTCCAGGCACATTGTCATTCTATGGATTATGGCAACTCTTTGGAGGTAAGAACCTATTCGGTAAAACAAAGTTTGAATTAGATGAATCGACTGGAGCATATAAACCGATCAATGATCCAGCAAAGGAGCTTGTTCGCCAATTCAATGAGGTCGCAGCTCATCCAGATAATCCAATGAAGCGCCAATATAATATCAATATCGAAGATAAGGCGTGTATGTGGTGTAAGCATCTGTTTATTCGGCATGGTATAAAGGGAACTACTAAGAAAATCCCATATGATTGGGTCTATCCGAAGACCTTCTCATTAAAAAAGTAGTTTACAAAGTAGGCTAAATACTGTATAATAGGGTTATGTCACACGATACGCATACAATAGATAACTGCAATAAGGATATCGAAGTCTTACGACTGCAAGGCATAAGTACCCGCGCAGAGGCCCGGGAGTACTATTTGGATTTAGCAAAAGATTGGGAAGATCCTAATCCACCTCCAGTTGTTAAGATGCATGATGGTGTTCGAGTTGTTCGAGACGATCTGCTTGTTGGTAGTAAGATCCGAGGAGGAGATCTTTTAGTTTCTCAGATCAAACAGAAGACTCTCGTCTATGTTCAACCTCGAACTGGACTAGCAGGTGTATCTCTCTTAGAGGTTGCAAAGCGACATGATAAGAAGGTGAAACTGTTCATGCCCTCTTCGAAACAGATCTCACATCACCAAGCATGCTGTATTGAGAAAGGTGCTGACTACGAGTTTCATCGTATTGCTGCTATGCCTAATCTGAACGCTATCGCGAAGAAGTGGGCAGATGAACAAGAAGATGCTTTCTTTATTCCTCTTGGCTTGAAACACGAGTTAGTGACTGCAGGATTTGTAAAAGTAGCATCTCAAATCCCTGAACCAGAAGAAGTGTGGACCGTCATTTCGACTGGCGTATTGCATAGAGCATTACAAATTGCTTGGCCAAATGCTAAGTTCCACTGTGTTGCAGTTTCTCGTAACATGAAAAGCGGGGAGATCGGTCATGATAGTATCATTTCCCATCCTCTTCCCTTTACGACTGCGATTAAAGAAGATCTTCCACCGTTTCCCTCAGTTAATACCTACGACGGTAAAGCGTGGAAGTATATTCCTAAAAACACTGGAAGAGACATTCTTTTCTGGAATGTTGGGGCTTCACCGAAACTTGAAGATGAATCACTCTACGAAAGCATAAACTCATATAGAAAATGGAAGAAAGATGAAAAAGATACTATTAACTAGTTTAGGACCTATATCAAATAAGATACACTCTCATAAAGCAGCGCAGGCTATTATCTATGCTGATCAGCTCAGCGAAGCGCGTTATGACGTAACTATCAATTTGGTGTCAGATAAGATTAAAGACTACACACCATACGATGAGATCTTTTTCTATCATGGTAGTGATTGGAGCGGTGGCCTTAATCTCTTTGGTGGCATTCAAGCCTATCCAAACAAAGACTTCTTAGTTGCTCTATCTAACTTCAAGGGTAAGGTAAACTCTATCATTGTCGACTTCCCTGATTATGCATCAATGTTTGAGGATCGACTAACGAAGGCTAATCTTACATGGAATGAAGTTGATTGGAATAATCTAAAGAAGTTGCAGGCCGATGCAATTACAGTAGATCCAAATACGATTAGACATTATACAAACATCTCATTTGGAGATAGTCACGCGATTTGTATGTATCGTCCTCAATGGGAAAATGTATCTGTTCCATTCTCTACACTGCATGGTTCTATCAATCGTGGGTTTGAAACATTCATTCCTAAAGATCGAGAGTATGATAAGATCGAAACATATTTTGGCAACATTGATATACGACATCACCTATGCAGATTCGATAATCCAATCGAAGAAGCTGAAAAGCTAGCAGATCGATACAGTGCTGAACTCTACCGAATTTCTAGAGCATATAGTGCAAGTGTTATTCCTTGGGAACCACTTCCAATTGAGAACGAATCTCGCAAAGTGCCGAAAACTGGTTGGTATAAAAAGACTCCATTCTATGGATCATGGCAAGAACGAACAGATGTACGTCAAGCATTTATTGAAAGACTTAAAAGTCATACAACAGTGTATATGTGGACGGCAAATCTAAAGAATACTATTGGAGAACTCAGTTTCGATGTAATGGAAAAACCACAATCGGTTCATCTATCTCGAGCATCATATCCTCATTGGCAGGGTAAAAACTGGACAGAGCCGACTGGAGGATTAGACGCGTTCTTCCTATAGCACTTAGGCATTTACAAAGACCATTAAAAATGGTATAATTACACCTTAAATTAACAACAATTATGTCACTACTAGAAAAACTAAAAAAATCAAGTCGCACATCAGGCGCAGAGATTCTCTCTGAATCAAAGTTCTTTTCCGAAAAGGAAATGACTAAAACATCAGTGCCGATGATTAACGTCGCACTCTCTGGTTCCACTCAAGGTGGTATCTCTTCAGGTCTAACAGTCCTCGCTGGTCCAAGTAAGCACTTCAAAACATCGTTTGCCCTTTTAATGGCAGGTGCTTATATGAAGAAGCATAAGGATGCAGTTCTCATGTTCTATGATTCGGAGTTTGGTTCACCACAATCATACTTTGAGAGTTTCGGTATCGATACAACTCGTGTGTTACATACACCTGTCACCAATATTGAAGAACTTAAATTTGATTTGGTTCATCAGCTTACTGAAATCGATCGTAAAGATAAGGTGATCGTAGTGATTGATTCTATTGGTAACATTGCATCGAAGAAAGAAATCGAAGATGCAGAGAATATGAAGTCAGTTGCTGATATGACTCGAGCTAAGGCTCTTAAAGGTCTATTCCGCATGATTACACCATTCTTGACACTGAAGGATATTCCTCTTCTTGCAGTCAACCACACGTATCAAACACAAGAGATGTTCTCAAAGGCAGTTGTGTCTGGTGGAACTGGTGTCATGTACTCAGCGAATGATGTATGGATCATTGGCCGTCGGCAAGAAAAGGCTGGTACTGAAATCTCAGGTTACCACTTCATTATTAATATCGAGAAGTCTCGCTTTGTAAAGGAGAAGTCTAAGATCCCAATTAGTGTAAGTTGGGACGGAGGTATCGAAAAGTGGTCAGGTTTATTAGATCTTGCTCTTGAAACTGGTCACGTTGTTAAGCCTAAGAATGGTTGGTATATGGCAATGAATCCTAATACACAAGAAGAGTTGAGCGGAAATCTTCGTGCTGCACAAACGATGACTGAAGAATTCTGGACAGCAATATTCGATAAGACAGATTTTGAGAAGTGCATCGAGAAACGATATAAGGTTGCTCATGTTTCTATGCTCGAAGAACTTAGGCTTGAAACTGAACCGTCAATCGCAGATGAGTAAAGAATACATCTTTGTAGAAAAGAAGGACTCTGAACTTTATTCATTAAAGATTGTACAAGGTCCTTATAATAATGTAATATATACGTATGGTTCAGTTACTATTGAAGAAGATATTGAAAATGACTTAGCTCGTCTAAAATTCAATTATCATATTGAAGAAGTACCTGAACCATATTCAAAGCACGAGCTCGAAGAGAGCACCGAATTCCGAGATTATATCGGAAATATATTAACAGAAATACTGGAAGATCAGACAGGACAAATAGGTAATGCAAGACATACAGACGATAATACTGAAATCATTGACTAATAATGAGGATTTTCTCAGAAAGGCTCTTCCGCATATTAAGAAGGAGTACTTTGAAGATCAACATAAAGCAGTCTATGATATATTCTTGCAGTTTGTAACTAAATACAATAAGTTGCCAACTCCAGCCATTCTTGAGGTTGAATTCCAAGAATCAGAATATAGCAATCGTCCTATAGCAAATGAAACGCTAGCTCTAATCAAATCATTACATGATGATAATGCAGTTGAAACAGAGTGGCTAATCGAATCGACAGAGAAGTGGTGTAAAGATAGAGCTGTATATCTTGCATTGATGGAGTCGATCTCGATCATCGATGGTAATACCGACAAGGCCGAGGGAGCAATTCCCGATATCCTGACAAAGGCCTTGTCGGTCACATTTGATACGAATGTCGGCCACGATTACTTTGAAAACGTTGAAGAACGTTATGAATATTATCATCAAAAAGAAGATAAAATTCCATTCAATATTGAACTCCTTAATACGATCACTAAGGGTGGTGTTCCACGAAAATCTCTTAATATCATTTTGGCTGGCACTGGGGTTGGGAAAAGTTTGGCTATGTGCCATTTTGCTGCAGATGCCCTCGCGCAAGGTAAAAATGTATTGTACATTACTCTTGAAATGGCAGAAGAAAAGATCGCAGAACGCATTGATGCTAATCTATTCGATGTTGATATCGCAAAGATTACTGATCTAAGTAAAGATGCCTTTATCAATAAGGCACATTTAGCCAATAAGAAGACACACGGCAAACTGATTATTAAAGAATACCCAACCGCTGTCGCTCATGTTGGCCACTTTCGTTCACTTCTAAGTGAGCTTAAGATGAAAAAGAAGTTTAGTCCAGACGTGATCTATATCGATTATTTGAATATCTGTTCAAGCTCTCGAGTAAAGGGCTTAGGCGCTTCGATCAATACATACTCGCTTATTAAGGCAATTGCTGAAGAGATTCGTGGCCTTGCTGTTGAGTACAATGTGCCGATCTGGTCAGCAACTCAGGTCACTCGTTCAGGATTTGGCAATTCAGATGTTGAAATTACTGACACATCAGAATCATTTGGTCTGCCAGCAACTTCTGATTTAATGCTTGCTCTTATATCTACTGAGCAACTCGAGAGTGCTAACCAATTGATGATTAAGCAACTAAAGAATCGTTATAATGATCCTACACAAAACAAGCGATTTTGCGTTGGCATTGATCGATCTAGAATGCGATTATACGATATTGAGGACTCGGCACAGACACTATCAAGTGATGATTTGTCTCCAGCTCCAGTTGCTGCAAAAACTGACTTCTCAGCATTCAAGATTTAATGTTTATATCGGTTACAGGTTCAGGTAAGGTTAAGAGAGAAATGGTAGAAGACATTGCCAACTTCTCTCTTAACCACTTAGCACCACGCTTAGTAAATAAGGTAGAGGTAGATATTAAACTCATACGTGATCTAAGAGGTAAAGAAGAGCTCTCAGGAGATTGTATATGGGAAGATAGCTCGTACCGTCCTCGTGAATTCATTATGAGAGTTGACTCTTCTCAGCCTATTCAAGCAATGCTAGAAACCGTTGCTCATGAAATGGTGCATGTAAAGCAATTCGCAAAGGGAGAACTAAAGGACCTTTCTAGAGAGGTTAACTTATGCAAATGGCATGGATCCATAGTGAAATGTAACGTCGTAAATTATTACGACCTTCCATGGGAGATAGAGGCGCATGGGAGAGAAAGGGGCTTATTTATACGGTGGTTTGAACAAAGTCGCTGGAAAAACTGTAAATGGGCGCAATACTAAAAAGTGTTATGTTATAAATAGATTAGACTAAGTATCTTAAAACTTAACACACTATGGGAATTATGCTAGAATTTAAAGACTCTCTCTTGTTTGAAGAGACAGAATATCAGGGTAAGAAGGTTACTCTTAATAAGCCGTTTCGTGCCAATGACGGTAAGAAGAAGTTCTACGTGTATGTAAAGAACGAAAAGGGTAATACTATTAAACTCGGTTTTGGAGATCCTAATATGGAAATCAAGCGAGATGATCCTAAAAGACGTAAAAGCTTTAGAGCTCGTCATCAGTGCGATACAGATTTGGGCCCAAAATGGAAGGCGCGCTACTGGTCGTGTAAGTTCTGGGAAAAGGGCAAAACAGTATCTGACTTAACATAATATGGCACTATTTAGTAAAGCAGACCTCTCCAAACCAAAATATATTACTGCGATAGTCGCTAAGATTAATGCTGGTGATAAGATTAAGGCGAAAGATGGCAAATTTTATAAGTTTAAAAAGACTAAAGATATCGTGGCTTTAGAAAAGGTTCAGACCGACGTTTCTAAATATACGAAGATTCTCTATCCAAATAAATCAGAACAAGCCTATGCTGCTGTGTTTACTGATGGCAAAAGAGAATTTAGATTCATTGATATTGATAAGTCGTTGTTTTCAGGTATGGGCAATGGTTCAAGGAATGCTCTCGGGAAGAAGTTGGCTGATGCTGGTGAGTTAGCAACTGTAGCATCCTTGAGAAAAGACATTAAGACACCTAAAGATACTGGTCAACAGCTATTCATCGATAACCCAGATGCATACATCGCATGGTTACCAACCTTTAAAAACACGCGCTCTGTGGTTAAAAAGATTGTTGGTTCTTTAAGCGGTTTTGATATACTGCATGATGCAACAGACAAATCAGATTTTGCTAAAGCTATTACTGCATTTACTAAGAAGGCAAAGATTGCTAAAGATTCATGGAATCCAGCAGACATCTTCATAGTCAGTAAGAGGAAAAAGTCTGCCATTTCAAAAGAGCTACAGAATTTGGTAGATACTTATGAAATTAAAGATGGATTAATTCCGATGTTTAACAATAAGCTATACTCTTATTACAAAAAGAAGACACTTTATCCGATCTCTCTTAAGCAATTAGTCAATAATAATCCATCGATAGATTATGCGAATGAGCCTGGTAAAATTAAGATAGCAGCATATAACATTGAGATCGCTAAGTTTAACTGTAACTTAAGCGAAGAAGGTAAAGAAATTGGCCTATTTACATTTAAGAATACTGACACATTAAAACAAATTAGCCTACAGGTACGTGGTTTTCCGCATGGATATGGTACTGCACAAACTGAAATTACCTCAGATGGAACACCGTCAGGAGGTCGATTAGGTAAAATTAGTACTGCTATTTTGGATCGTATTATGGCCGAATATGATGATGAAAGAATTAGCAGTATTGCATATTTTGGTAGAACGCCAGAAATATTCGGTACATTTAATGAAGCTAGACGTAAGGAAATATACGGGTGGTACAAAACAGTTATTAAACATAAAAAAGTTAAAGATCAAAACCAATTGACCAAAGAAGAGTTTGATGATCTTGTTGCAAAAGCTCAGAATGATTATGAAGTTGCACAGAATTTATGCATGAAAATACAGGGTCTAAAGATTATGCACTTCTTTATAACAAACGAAAAAGACCTATCTAACATCATGAATAAGATGATTAATGGCGCTAAGAAGATAAGCGTAGATAACGGATTCTTTATTAAAATTTATTAATATAAATAGGAATATTAATATGAAAACATTTAAAGAACATGTAATCGAAAAGGAGCAAGAACTTAAAGAAGGTTATGCAATCGATTTAACACCTTGGCAATTCTCACATCGAGGTCAACAACCTAAGGGTGAAGGAACATGGGCATTTGACTATAAAGCATCTTTAAATTCTGGTGGAATTATTGGAATGCAACAAGATACATTCGTTTCAAAAGCAATGTCAACATATAAAAGCGCCGTTAAACAATTGACTAAATTTCTAAAGAAAGAGTTGAAGGTAAAACCAAAACAAGTTGAAATTAAACTAGCTCCATAATGATTTCATTTAAGACATTCCTAGTTGAAACTAAGATATCGCCAACCTTCATTACTCATATTGAGACAATGAAGCCAATTGATTTTTTGTCTCTTATTAAGGAGTTGGAATCTGAATATAAAGGCGTTCTTAAATTAAAGGATATATCTATTACTGAGAAGATCGATGGTAGCTCTCTTACGATTGGTCAAGATTCTAAAGGCAAGACATTTATTAATACTAAAATGTCTCAGCGGTATTTTAAGCCTGGCGACTTCTCAACCTTTGCAACCTCTAAGGGTTATGACAATAGCATTAGTGTTAACTTTGATAATATACTAAAGGAAGTACAAAACGATAAGAAGTTACAAAGTGTACTTTCTAAATACAATACTGGAAATGGTATCGTTATTACTGGAGAGGTGTTGTATGTGCCACTTGCAACTGAAACGAAGAACAGTAAACTTCAATTCATTTTTATGGATTACGACAAGAAGAACTTAGGGGAAGAATGGACATTTGTGCCATTCGATGTTCAAGACTTCGACGGAAACCCTATCGAAAATAAGGAAGAGATATTCAAAGCTTTATATAAGATTTCGACTAAGGAGCGTAAGTACACCAGTGCAAATTTAAAGATTGATTCTGATATAGATATCACGTTAAGCATTGATAAGGTTAAAAAGAATATTCTCTCTAAGTATGATAATATCGATGCAGCATTGGTGTCACGAAAAAAGATAGATAAACCTCTCAAAGATAAACTTAAACAAGAGATTGCTAAATACCAAACAGAGCTTTCAAATAAAATACTATCATATGTAAGAGCTGGAAAGTTTGGAGATGATTTCGAAGGTATCGTTCTTCAGACGAAATCAGGCACTACACTAAAGGCTACTTCAGCTAGATTCAAAGATCGTAGAGCAAAACTTAAAGACATAAAATTCAAAAAGAAATGATAAACTTTAAACAATTTATACAAATCAATGAAGGCGGAAATGCTGTCGAAGGAGTTGTTGGTATCAACCAAGAAAACTCGATTGCCACTGTAAAATCTGTATTTAAAGATTATTTAAAGCTTCTTGGTCTTAGCGAAAAAGATACTGCAATACTAGGTTCTACTGGAAAGAAAGCTCCTAAAGCAGTTTCAGGAGATATTGATATTGCTCTTTCTTCTCGAGAATTGCTTAAGCATAAGAACGTATCTACATTTGGTGACATGATAGACCTTATCATTAATATCACAAAGAAAAAGGGATATAAATTTAGAGATCTAAGGTCTATCGGTATTGTCTCGGTTGGGTATCCAATTACAAATGTAGATGGTAAACAAGAAGGTGAAACTGTACAACTTGATTTCATGCTCGTTGATAATGTTAAGCTCGCTTCTTGGTCTTATTATTCTCCTTCATATCTTGAATCAAGCCTAAAGGGATTATATCGAAATGAGTTATTGTATGGTATCGCTAAATTCGCTGGATTGAAAGTAAAAGAAATGTCGAATGATAAGCAGCCTATTACGTGGGATCGTTTTTGGTTCTCGTTATCAGGAGGATTGCAAAAGGGAACTCAATCATTAAAATCTCTGAAAACTGGCAAAGTCACAAAGACTGCTAAAAAAGTATCATCAGAAACACTGAGCGATGATCCAGACACCATTATTAAATATCTATTTGGAGGCTCATACAAAGCCAGTGATATATTAACCTTTGAGCAAGCTCTAAAGGCAGTACAATCATCCTCCTTTCCACACAAGAAACATCGCAAAGATATCTACAAGATGGCTAAAGAAGGTCTCTTAAAGAAGAAATATCCTGTTCCTGAAGCTCTAGATAAGCTAACGTAATAGGAGAGATGTATAAATATATATTACAATGAATAAATTACCAGAAAAAATACTAAATTTTAAAGACTTTCTAGTGGTAGATTATACTCAGCAATCTGGCACAGACATAGATCCTGATGGTTATCTTGCTAAAGTCAACGCTAATAGGAAAAAACTTGAAAGCAATGATTGCTCAGCACCGTTAATAAAGAGAAAAGATATTTAGTATGATTGTTAAAGGATTTAAAGAGTTCAATGAAGAAAAGACACGCGAAGTAACATTTACTTTCGGCCGCTTCAATCCGCCTACTGTTGGTCATGGAAAGCTTCTTGCTAAAGTTGCATCTATCGCAACTGGTAATGACTATAAGATATACGCTTCTAAGTCAAATGACGCTAAGAAGAATCCTCTGCAGTACAGCGAAAAGATTAAGGTAATGCGTAAGATGTTTCCTAAGCATGGCCGAAACATTGTTGATGATAAAAGCATTTCGGTACTACATGCAGCAGCCTCTCTGTATTCTCAGGGTTATACTAAGGCGAAATTTGTGGTTGGTTCTGATCGCGTTAAGGAAATGAGCAGCCTTCTCAATAAGTACAACGGAGTTAAAGCAGCCCACGGACTGTATGATTTTGATGGAGGAATTGAAGTAGTATCTGCGGGTGATCGTGATCCTGATGCTGAGGGTGTATCTGGAATGTCTGCATCGAAGATGCGCCAAGCTGCAATCGATGGTGACTTTAAGTCTTTTTCAAAGGGATTACCAAAAGAATACGGAGAAGATATGTCGCTCTTTAATCTAATTCGTAAGAGAATGGGTTTAAAGGAAATGGTTAACTTTCGTAAGCATATCCAACTTCCAACTCTATCTGAAAAGCGTGAACGCTATATTTCAGGAGAGATTTTTAATACTGGCGATAGAGTAACGTGCCAAAAGACAAACCACAACTTTACTATCGCTGAACGATATTCAAACTACGTTGTTAGCTCTATTGGAACAAAGTACTTTATTAATCACCTTGAAGAATACCTTGAAGAAACTGTAAATCCAAAGTATCATGCAGGTTTGTCAAAGTCAACTAAAGCTAAACGACAATCGCAGTTTAAAAAACAAGCTGCTATGGATGATGATAATCCAGACGCATATAAGCCAGCTCCAGGAGATGCTACTGCCAAAACAAAGACTTCTAAACATACAAAGAAATTTAAAGATATGTTTGGTGAAGAAAGCATTGAAGAGGGTGTCGATGATCCAGCAATCTTCAAAGCAGTATTCCTTGCAGGTGGCCCAGGTTCTGGTAAATCATTCACTGTTGGTAAGACTGCTCTTACTGCTCTTGGATTTAAGGTTGTTAATTCGGATGATAAGTTTGAGGTAATGCTAAAGAAAGCAGATCTTGAACCATCACCTGAAAATATCTTTAGTCCAAAGGGTCAAAAAATTCGTGGTAGAGCAAAGGAATTGACAGCAAAGCAACAGGATCTATATATCAACGGCAGACTCGGTTTGGTAATTGATGGAACTGGTAAAGACTATGCCAAGATTAAAAAGCAGGCTGATCTAATGAAAACGATTGGTTATGATGTAGCAATGATCTTTGTTAATACTGATCTTGATACAGCTCTAGAGCGTAACCGGATGAGAGCGAGAAGTCTTCCAGATGATACCGTTACAAAGATGTGGAAGGATGTTCAAAACAATCTTGGTAAATTCCAACAGCTATTCTCTAAAAACTTTGTTATTGTTGATAATTCAAGCGGAGCAAACGTCGCAAAGGCTACAACATCGGCATACAAGCAAATGGCCAAATTTGCAAAAGAAGCTCCTAAGAATAACATCGCTAAGAAGTGGGTTTCAGCCCAGCTCGGAGAATCTACTGAAGAGCTAATCTCTGAAAATAAGACTGGTATCGAAAATAAGGCTAAAGCGACAGGTATTTCGTATTCAATTCTTAAGAAGGTATTTGATCGTGGAGTTGCAGCTTGGAAAACTGGCCACAGACCTGGAACTACTCCATCCCAGTGGGGATTTGCTAGAATCAATTCTTTTGCCACTGGAGGTAAAACCCGAACTACTGCTGATAAAGATCTTTGGTCGCAACATAGCGGAATGAAAGAAGCATTAGATTACGGCACTCCTGAAACAACAAAGATATTTAAAAAAAATACTCCTGGGCAAAAGATTGACGAAGGCGAAGGTAAGTATGAGGGAGAAACTTGGGAACAGGGTTATAAAAGACGAGTAGTCAAAACCGCTGATCCAGACCACACTGAAAAAGGTTACAAATGGCGCATAAAGGGAAAAGAGCGCTCTGAAATTTCTATTAAGCTATATAAGGAAAAGCCGAGCTTTAAGGAATATAGCAAGCAAATGGAGAGAGTCGCCGGCCATGAGTTTGGTAAATAGATTTTACAAAGTAACAAATTTATAGTATAATATACGAATGTAAAGTATCTATATTATAAATATAAGAATAGACAATTAACCATGGGAAAACTTAAATGAACATAAAAGAACAAGAAATAGTAGAGAAACATATTGCTGAGGCATCCACCGCAGATTATGCACGGCTATCTGATAAAGAGCTAAAGGATCTATTGCGGATCTTTGCTGATGTTAGTAGAGCAGCTTCTAAACCAGTCGTAACAGCAATTACGAGAGAATTGTCTAAGCGTCGAATTAGAGAAGGTCACGATCCACTCGAAGAAGCTAAAATAGTTCCATTTAAGAAGCTCGAACAAGCATGGACAAGAACTAACGGTGATAAGGATAAGCAAGCAAAGCTTATTAAGAAGCACGACCTAAAGCAGATTATATCGACAGTACGTCCAGGAGAGATTAAGCTTGGAGTTAAAAACAAACTATTAGGAACAACAAAGGCAGCAACTGCTGCTGGATTAGATTTGGATGATGAACTAATCTTCATTACAAATAACCCTCTCAAGATCATTTACCCAAAAAAGAGTACTCGTCGTCCTGAAGGAGAAGAGATCAAAGAAGAAGTAAAGGTTAAGAAGGATTTGGATACTCTTAGACTTGAAAAAATTGTATCTCTTACTCTCAAACAGGATAATATGGAAGTAGTCGAAAATTTCGTTGCTTCCTCTAACATCGATTTAGATTCAACTACAGCCGAAATTAAAGAAGCTTACATCAGATATATTGATAGCCAACCAGAGTTTGAAGGAATTGCTGAAGCTACTGATCTTGAAGAAGCAATCAAGGTTAAAACTCATAAAGGCATGTACTCTATTAAAAAGGGTGAAGAATCTTTGAAGTCTTGGGTTGAAAAGATCGTGATCATGAGCGATGCTGTAAAGCAGAAACAGCGCAAAACTGTTACACAAAATATTGTTAAAGCGATTGAGTCTGGTAAGATCAAGAATGCGGATCTAACACAAGGTCTTACTACTCTTATAGGAATCGATGCACCAGCTGATATGGAAGCACCAGATCGTGTTGTAAAGAGTGAACTAAAGAAGCTCAAGTTGCTTGAATCTCTTGAAGAAGCTATTGTTTATCGCGATATTGTTCATGCTCTTCGGTTGTTGACTGATAAAGATGGCATCAAAGTCGCAGGTGAACTTGCTAAGAAAGATCAAGCTGCTAAGATTTCTTCAAGTGATCTTAAGAAAGCTAAGGCAGTATTCTCTAAGATGAACGATAAGGATACTGCTTCAATCGCAAAAAAGAAGAACGATAAGTATTTCCCTAAGTTTGGAGTTAAAGCTCTTACCGAAGAATCTGTTGAAATCGAAGAAGCAACTAACGCAGATCTGAAGAAAGTTCTTGCTACTGCAAAAAAACTTGGTGCTGATGTTAAAGGAAATACAGCAGATTTTGGCCAAGGTGCAGTAACTGATTTTTCTATCGAAAAAGGCAAGATTAAGTTTGATGGCGGTAAGTCATCTGGCGTCGAATACTTTAAAAATGTTAAAGACGCAATTAGCGCATTGATGATTGGAGTTGACGAAGCAACCAATCTTGAAGAAGCTAGTGCAACAGTCGCGATGGTTCTTAAGGCTCTAAGACTCAAAGGAGGAAAGGATGCCGACGCATTGATTAAGAAGATGAGATATCTTGATTTAGAATCGAAAGTAACTAAGGCTCATGCAGATGCAGCTAAGAAGATATTAAAAGGACAGATCAGCAAGCTTGTAAAGGAGTCTGAGGATATTGAAGAAGGTTCATTTGATAAACTAGAAAAGAAACTTGGTCGTATAAATCCAGACACCTTAGGCGATGTTCTCAAAGGAAAGATTAAATTGAATTCTGCCGAG